CAACGTCCGAGCCGCTCCCCGGCAGGATTACCGGGCGAGCGGGCTCATGTTGGACGGCCTGGGCTGACGCGAAAGGAGAATCGCCACCAGAGCTGCCGGTGTTGTCGGACGAACGGTCATCCCCATCACTTGCCGGCTTGACGGGCGGCTTGTCGGATACCGCACCCGGTTCATCAGGCCCCAGTGTAGCGGGTGACCTGAAGCACTTGCGCACGGCCTTGATGCCCTCTGCCACATGCAGGTCATTGAAGTCGGTGCCGCGGTCGCGCTCGCCCTGCCACACAGGCAGGTAGACCGGAAAGCCTGTGGCCGTGGCCGCCTCGATGCCTGGGTTCCATGGCTGCCCGGCCTGGACGTGGTTGGGTGGGCGCACAGTGAAGGCGTCGTCGTCGCCTGCGATGATCAGGCGGGCCGATGGCAAGGCCTTGCGGATCTTCTGCGACACCTCGGCCAGGTTGCCGGAGTTGAAGGCCACCACCACGCAGTAGTTGGTCGCCATGTGGATCGAGACGCCGGTCGCGTAGCCCTCGCAGATGACGACCGTGCCCTCCTTGGTGGGCGTGCCGATCGTGCAGTAGGCGCCGGCCAGCGGGCTGCCCTTGATGAAGCGCTTGGTGCCATCGGGCCAGATGCGTTGCAGGCCAACGAGCTGCTTGGCGCTGTGCTTCATGGGCACCAGCAGCATGTCGCCGAGCACGCGAGCGCCAAGGCATGCGATCTGCTTGCGTGTGAGGTAGGGGTGATCGCCCTCGACGGCCTCGTTCCACATCTGTGTGGCCGTGACGGCGGCGTAGTCGGTGGCCTCTTCGCGCTCGCGTTCGCGCTGCTTCTCGAGGCGCTTCATGCGCTCGCGGTACTCGTCGCGCTCGGCCTCGGTGAACTGCTTGGGCTTGGATGATTTCCAAGTGGACGACATGCTCATGCGCCAGCAGCCGAAAGCGCCCGCGGGGTACTCGTCGTCGTGAAAGCGATACCAGCCGGACCTGTCGTTGGCTCGGCCATTTGAGCTGAAGCGGTGCGTGTCACCGTCGCCAATAATCTCGGTGGGAGGCGTGATCCCAGACGCTGCAATGGCGTCAATGAATTGTTGCGCGGCGCTCATTTTTGTGACGCAGCAAAGAACTTCATCTCACGATCACGGTTTTCAATGATCGCGGCCAAAGCAACAACGTCAGCTGCACTGAAGTCGCGCACACGCTCCTGCAACAGGATGCGCTTTGCAACAGCAATGCACTCATGAGCGACACAAGCCGGCTCAAGTGGAACAGCAGTGTCCGAAGGCAGCTCTCGCATGTAGCTGTCAAACGGCATAGCGCCAGGGGATAAATCAGAAGGATGTTTTTCCACGAACGGACCTCACAAAAAAAACGAACAGGCTTGAATGTTAACCGAATTCCATCGGGTGGTGTGATTATCTCAACATATTTTGCGCGTCTTCGATTGACCGGACCACGCCAGCGATGGCGCCACGGATCTTCATCGCGTTGATGAAGGCCATCTGCTCGGTGGTGACCTTGCCGGTGGGCGTCTTGACCTCGAGGTAGAAGGCCTTGGCGTCGCCCATGCGGTTGCCGAAGATGTCCGAGAAGCCGACGGGCAGGCCGGAGCGGATGGGCCGACCGTCCTGCGTGAAGAACAGGCCGACGTTGGCCCGGCACACGAAGTGCCCGTCGTTGGACAGGGCAATCATGATGGATCGCATGAGGTCGGCTTCGTTCATGGTGCGCGATTATGCGCCAGGTCACAGCGTGCTGGGGTGCTGCTGCTCGACGCGGACCTCATAGCCCAGCGCCTTGATCTGCTTGATGACCTGCGGGGTCAGGGTGCGGGTGCCGGCAATCGAGGCAAAGGCGTCGGCCCTCTCGCAAGCGGGATAGGTGGCCTGGTTGCCGTAGATGGACTTGATGGTGACGGTGATGTGCATGATGGTCCTTAGTTGAGAAGAGGTGGGGCCGTGGCCCCGGCTGGTGATTACTTGATCTTGATTTCGCCGAAATACTTGTCGCCAGTTGATCGATATGCGCCTTGCTGTTTCAGCACAGACAAAGCACCAGCAAACTGCAATGGGCTTACGCCTTTGACGCTTGCATTTGGCAGGTAAACCATAGCCCAGCGGCTGCCATCTGATTCTGTCGATTGGCACCCCTCGTGATTTGCCACCAAAGATTCGTAAACTGTGCGGTTGATCATCATGTTGAGCTCCGGTTATTTGTTGCGATGTTGAAATTATACTTGCGTTTTTCTCAACACCTCAACTAGGTACTTTCCCTACCCTTCGCCCAAACCGCCCGCACCAGATCCTCGAGCTGCTTGCCGGCCACATCGCCGCGGCGCTTCCTGACGTCGGCCAGGTAGATGCGGCGCAGGTGGACGTTCGCCATCGCCAGCACATGCCGGGCCTCGCACTCGGCGCGCCATGCCTCGCTGTAGTTGCTGACCTGCCGGCCGTCGGCCAGCGCCACCTGGCGATCGCCGGGCCTCATGGCATGCCCCACAGCAGCCGACCGACGGCCAGGCCAACGATCAGCCAGAAGCCGCCGTGCACCACGGCCAGAAAGATGGTGAACAGCACCGTGAAGGACTTGTCGTCGTCGTAGCTCATGCTCTCATCTCCTTGGCGTGACGCGCACGCAGCACATGACGGGCCCACAGCTCTGGCCGCTTCATTCCTCGGGCTCGGCCGATGGCGACCAGGTCTTGCTCTGACTGTGCCCGGCCCTGCTCGGCGCGCGCCGCCTTGCGAGCCGCGGCCACATCGACCTCCTTGAGCGAGCCTTCGACGTGCTCGACCTCGCGGGCCTTGACCTCGAACTCATGGCCGCACAGGCAGTGGGTTGCGGCCGACGCCACGGTGGCGAAACACTTCGGGCAGGTCTTGACCGGCACCTCGGATGGCTTGGCGGCGCGCTTCTTCAGCTTGCCCTCGAGCGTCCAGATCCGATCGTCGTCGGGCAGCCCGTGGCGCTTCACGTTGCCGGCGTGGTCGAGGATAATGGCCTCGGCCTTGCCGGGGAACGTGCGCAGCGCCCGGCCCACCTGCTGGAGGTACAGGCCCAGCGACTGCGTCGGCCGCAGCAGGATCGCCACCTCGATGGCCGGGACGTCGAAGCCCTCGGAGATCAGGTCGCAGCTGGTGAGCACGCGCAGGTCGCCGGCCGTGAAGGACTTGAGCACCGACTGGCGCAGCACCTTGTCCATGCCGCCATCGATCGAGGCAGCCGGGATGCCGGCCTCGCGGAACTGTGCGGCCACATGCTCGGCGTGCTCGACGCTGACGCAGAAGGCGACGGCGCGCTTGCCATCGGCCAGCTTGCGGTAGTGGCTGACTGCGTCTCCGGTAATGCTGGGCTTATTCATCGCCTGCGCCAGCTCGCCGCGCACGAAGTCGCCCATCTTGGAATGCACACCAGACAGGTCGACCCCGGCCGGAGCGAACAGGCGGTAGGGTGACAGCGCGCCCTGGCTGATCAGGTCGGCCACGGTCGGGCCTTGCACCATGCACTCGAACAGGTCGCCCAGGCCTTCACCGGACAGACGAATCGGCGTGGCCGTGACACCCAGCAGCTTGGCCTTGGGGAAGGCTTTGATCACCGTGCCCCAGGTGGACTTCGAGATGGCGTGGTGGGCCTCGTCCACAATGATCAGGTCGGGCGCGTCGTAGCGGTCCAGCCTGCGGGCCAGCGTGAACACCGAGGCCACCTGCACCTGCTGGCGCCGATCGCCGATGTAGCCGGGCGCGATCATGCCGTGCGCGATGCCGAAGTCCCGCAGCGTGCGGCTGATCTGCTCGAGCAGCTCAACGCGGTGGGCCAGAATCCAGACGCGCAGGCCTTTGGATTTCGCCTGCCCCGCCATGTAAGAAAAACAACAGGTTTTTCCACCGCCGGTAGGAAGGACGATCAGCTGGCTCATCCGGCCAACAATAAAGTTGGCGCGTGTCCGTTCTACCAACGTGTTTTGATATGGGCGAAGCTCAATAGCCATGCTTCGCCTTTCGAGCCGCCATCATTTCATCGAAGTGCAAAGCCGCATGCTTCGACTGCGTCATGATTTGCAAGTTTTCTGGCGCGTTGTTTCGGCGGTTGCCATCCAAGTGGTGCACGATTTCCCCGCGCTTCAGTGGACGACCGAGCATTTGCTCAGCAACCACGCGGTGCTCATGCCGACCGTGAAATTTTACGTAGGCGCCCTTCACACTTGGGTGAGAGGCCATCTGCGCCGCACGATTGTTCGCGCGCCGGGTTTCTTCGGGAGTGATGTAGTTGGGATCGCCGTATCGGCGGACGCGTTGAGCGTGCATGCCGCAATAGCCGTTTGAATCGTGCGGCTTGCCGCAGCCTGGGATAGAACAGATTTTCATTTTGGAAATAAAAAAACCCAAGGCGGAACTCTCATGCTTTCGCATGTTGGCGGACTGGTCAGTACCAGCAGAGTCCCGTCTTGGGTTTACTGAGAAATCCCCGCCAAGGGATTGGTGAATATTACCACCAGTGGCACGCGTGCGCTCGACCAGCGTGCCCTGATAGTTGCGCAGGGTGATGGTCATGCCGCGAGCCCCTGAAAAAGTGGCAGCGTGTACTCATCAACCGGTGCGGAAACCGCATCATCACTTCCCCACTGAGAGGCCATCGCCTCCGCGATCCCTATGTATGTCTCACTGCGGATCTTCCAGCGGTCAGCCGACGGCGGCAGCATGTGGATGCGGCCCTCGCGTCCGCTGACGACGTTGGTCGGCTTGAGCAGAGGCAGACCCTTGAGCCACAAACACGTGGCCTTTGTTTCGCCGTGCCCGAACTGCCATGGCTGGATGATCTGGCTGTAACGCTGCCCAATCCAGTCTCTGGCGTACTTGTGCGGGATCGGGTTCTCGACGGCGATCCGCTTGCATGGGTGATTCAAAAACAGCTTAAAAAACTGGCAAGCCTCATAGAGTTTCTTCCATCGGCCAATGTCCCGATCGAGCCAGCGCACGCCACTGTTCGTGATGTAGGTGCATTCTGGGTGGGCAATGATCAGATCCCAGTGCTCCCCCAGAACATCGCGCACGTCGCCTTGGTAGTGCGGACCCGGCACATCGGTGGGCAGCAGGTCGCAGCTCATGGCGTCATGGCCGCGCCGTAAAAAAGCGTCGCGCGAGCGTCCGCTGTACTCGCAGGCGATCAGCACTTTCATACTGACCCCCGAAACGATGTGGGAAACACATCCAGCGCTTGTGATTCAGCGTTAACCATGTTGACTCTGCCTCAGCCAGCTTGTTCTTGGCTGCTGCCGTTGATCAGCTCATCGGCCGTGAGAGCGACCCCGCGCTCCTTCGCCAGGCTCAGAAGCCTGACCTGCGCCGCTGATGGCACGCGTCCATCCAAACCACCTTTCGCAGCAGGCATGCGCCAGCGGTGGATGGTGCTCGGGTCTTTTCCAAGCAATCGGGCCAATGGCCTGACGCCGTCGAAGCGGGAAATCACAATGTCTGCTGGTGTCATAAAATCATCCTGTGTTGAGAATAGCGCAATTATGCAACAAAACCAACGGCGTTGCAATAATCTCACCGCCACGGTAATAACCCTCGGTAGCCTCATGGAACCGGAGAGCACCCGATGGCCGTCGACACAAAGTGGTTTCGCGACCGACTCGCAGACCAGCGCATGTCGCAGCGTGGCCTTGCGCGCCAGCTCGGCCTCGACCCGGCTGCCGTCTCCCTCGTTTTACGTGGGAAGCGCGAAATGAAGATCGCAGAGGCTGCGGCCATTGCCCGCCTGATTGGCGTGCCTGCTGATGAGGTCATGCGCCATGCCGGTGTGCAGATCACATCCAAGGGCGAGATGGTGCCGGTGTGCGCGTACATGGACGCCAGCGCCGAGGTGCACACAGAGCCGACTGGCCCGACGGTGCCACACCCAGGCGGCGACCTGCCCGAAACCCTGACGGCCATCCAATGCCGCACGGCAGGCACGGCGCTCGATCACATGGACGGCTGGGTGATGTTCGCCAACATCCACATGGACGGCAGCGTGCAGGCCGACGCGGTGGGCCGCCTGTCCGTGGTGCGCCTGCGCAATGGCGTGATGCACGTCGCCAAGCTGTCGCGCGGCAGCCGCAGAGGCGTCTGGAACCTGGTCAGCCCGCTGGGCACGATCAAGGACGCCGACGTGGAGTGGGCCAAGCCGATCCTGCTGGTCACGCCCTGATCGCAGCCCCGATGTTGTTTCTCCACAACTAAGGGTTTATTCCTGTTTTGGCCTGTTGCGATAACCGCAATTTCTGTTGCATAATTCTCCACAAGCGCTGAACGTCTCGGCGCGATTCAGGAGAACCAGATGACCAACGTCCACCCAACCCTGCAGGCTGCACTGCAGTCCTTTGCGCCACCGCCAGCGCCCGTCCCATTTGAGAAGTCCAGCGCCGACATCATCCGTCGCGCACAACAGAACAACCAGCCAAAGCAGGAGGCCACAAATGCTTGATACATACATGGACAAGGCCAGCTGGCCAACGTGGATGAGCCCATCCCCAGCCGTTGACCGCGACGACCCGCGCTACTGGAACGGCGCGCTCTACAACACCGTCATCGACCGCATGGTGGCCGAGGCCAAGCAGACGCTGCGCATCGAGAACGACCAGTTCCACCGCTACCACGCCACCATGGTGCGCGTCGGATTCATCCGCGCCAGAGCAGCGCTGGGGGTAACAGCATGACCACCGAAATCATCGTCCCATCTAACGAGGCCCACTGGCTGGCCATGCGCAAGCTGGACGTCACCAGCACCGAGTCGGCCGCGCTGTTCGGCATGAGCCCATACACCACCCACTTCGAGCTCTGGCACGCCAAGAAGTCCGGCCTCGCCCGCGAATTCAAAACGAACGAGCGCATGAAGTGGGGCAACCGCCTCGAGGCCGCCATCGCCCACGGCATCGCCGAGGAGCAGGGCTGGGAGATCAAGCCTCTCAAGGAGTACATGCGCGACCCAGAGGCACGCATCGGCAGCTCGTTCGACTTCGTGATCACAAACCTGCCAGGCGGGCCCGTCCACCTGGAGATCAAGAACGTCGACTACCTGGCCTTCCGCGATGGCTGGATCGAGCACGAAGACGGCAGCATCGAAGCGCCCGAGCACATCGAGATGCAGGTGCAGCACCAGATGGCCGTGTCTGGCTTCAAGCGCTCCTTCATCGGGGCCTTCATCGCCGGCAACCGTGGCGTGGTGATCGAGCGCGAACGCGACGAGGCCGTGATCGCGGCCATCAAGGCCAAGGTGGCCGAGTTCTGGCGCACGGTCGACGCGGGCGAGGAGCCCGATGCCGTCATGCCCGGCGACGCCGACGCGGTGATCCGCCTGAACCAGTACGCCCAGCCCGGCAAACTCGTCGACGCCAGCGGTGATGTGAATATCGCAGCGCTGGTGCTGGAGTACAAACGCCTGTCAGCCGACGAGGCCAAGGCCAAGGAAGACAAGGAGGTCGTCAAGGCCGATCTGCTCAAGGCCATTGGCGACGCCGAGAAGGTTCTGCTCGAGGGCTGGACCATCAGCGCAGGCATGCAAGCAGAAACGCCGCCCACGCTGATCACCGAGAACATGGTCGGCACCTCATACGGTGGCCGCAAGGGCTTCCGAAATCTTCGCATCAACGCACGCAAGCCAAAATAAACAGTGCTATACTGTTGCTGTTTTCTCAACCAACCCAAGGAAATCTCATGAAAACATATCAAGTTGAAATTAGCGTCAAGGTCCGCGAGGGCGGCGAAACCTACAGCCCCAACTACGCGATCAATTTCAAGATCGACGAAAAGCTGCCGGCCAACACAGACGCGCAGAAATACCTTCGCTCACGTCTGGCCGAGGAGCTGCGTCGCAACTTCGATGCGCTGCTGGATCCGATCGACAACAAGACCGACCAGGCCATGGCGTCCGAGGATCCTCTCGAAGAGCCGCTCCCATTCTGATCACCAACCAACCAAAGGAAATCTCATGAGCAATCAACTCGCCCCCGTCGATCAGGTCCGCAACCAGCTGACCGCCATGCAGCCGCAGTTCGCTGCCGCCCTGCCCAAGCACGTCGACCCCGCTCGCTTCGTGCGCGTCGTCATGACCGCCGTGCAGATGACGCCGGCCCTGCTGGACGCTGACCGCCGCACGCTGTTTGCCAGCGCCATGAAGGCCAGCCAGATGGGCCTGCTGCCCGACGGCCGCGAAGGCGCGATCGTCACCTTCAAGAACCAGGCGCAGTTCATGCCCATGGTCGCCGGCATCATGAAGATGGTGCGCAACTCGGGCGAGATCAGCACCTGGTCGGTGCAGGCCGTCTACGAGAACGACGCCTTCGACTTCTGCCTGGGCGACGACGAGCACATCACCCACAAGCCCGCGCTCACCAGCCGGGGCAAGATCATCGCCGTCTACTCGATCGTCAGCATGAAGGACGGCGAGAAGTCCCGCGAGGTGATGAGCGTCGAGGACGTCAACGCGATCCGTGCCCGCAGCCGCTCGGGCAACTCGGGCCCGTGGGTTTCTGACTTTGCCGAGATGGCGAAGAAGACCGTGGTGCGCCGCCATGCCAAGCGCCTGCCCATGAGCACCGACCTGGACGACGTGCTGCGCGCAGACGACGAGCTGTTCACGCCACCAGAGCAGCCCGAGGCACCGCCAGCTCCAGCTGCCCAGGCCGAGGCACCTGCACCCGTCAAGCGCGCCAGCCGCCTGTCCAAGGTGGCCGAGCAAGCACCACAGCCGCAGCACGACGACGACGGCGTGATCGACATGGAGCAAGCGCCCATGGAGGCAGACTACTCCACCGACCAGCACGACAGCCCAATCTGATTTACGGGCCGAAAGCGGATGCTGTGCGCTGGGGGATCCTGGCGACGCAACACAGACGCAGCGAGTAGGCCCACCTTTTAGGACAACGACATGACCCAAGATCTCCTTACGCCCCAGCAGGTCGCCGACCTTCTTCAGGTGAAGACCGACACCCTTGAGGCCTGGCGCGGCAAGCGCACGGGCCCCGCCTGGATCAAGCTCGGCGACGGCAAGCGCAGCCCCGTGCGCTACCGCAAGGCCGACATCGACGCCTACCTGAAGGCGAGGTCCGCATGAACAACACCAACACAGGTGGGCCAGCGTTTCCATATGGGACGGCGTATGCAGGAATGACCCTGCGCGACTACTTTGCGGCCGCGGCGATGCAAGCCACGGTGCAGGCATGGATCTCTACAAATCAGTACCCAAGCACCGACATTGATGTCGCAGTAAATGCTTATGCCGTTGCCGACGCCATGCTGGAAGCGAGGGCGGCATGAAGCGCCGCAACATCACGCACCAGCCCACCTACTCGCTGCTCGACGAGATGACGGCAAGCCCCACGCAGCCGTTGCCCGAAGCCACCCGCCGGCACCAGCTCACCCGCATGTGGGACTGCCTCGCCTCGATCGAGAAAGCAGCAGCACCAACGACAGACGATTGGCGCGTGTGCTCCGACGCAGTGAATCTCATGGAGACGCTGACCTCCACCAACAACGGATGGTGGGTCGACTGCGACGGCGATCCGGTTCAGATCACTGACAGCAGCGGCCTGCTTCAGGACGCGGTGACAGCCCTGGCGCTGGCCGGCAAGCGCCACCGGGACAGCAGCTCTTCGATCCGACTCGACGCGCAAGGCATCCTGGCCGTGCGCGGCGTGCTCGAGGACTATGCCTCGATCATTGAGCAGATGCCCGCTCGCGCCATGATCCACTGCCACCGACGGACAGAGCGCCAGATGCGCGACATCCTGATGGGCAAGAAGCGCCCCCACGACATTGAAATCATCAACCTCTGAGAGAACAGACCATGAACAACCGCAAATTCCCCCGCACCCTTCAGGAGGCCTTTGGGCCCTACACCAGCCGCGAATTCATCGAGCCGCTCGAGCCCATGAGCCTGGCGCACAAGGCGGCGATCGTCGTCACCATCTTGGCCGCGGGCTTTGTCACTTTGCAGGTGGTGCTGTCATGAGCGAGGAGATCGGAACCAGCACGGCAATGCCGTCGCGAGACGACGTGTTCGCGCGCGATCCCTACATCCCCGGCGACGGCGACGTGCGCAGCATCCCGCGCCCAGGCTCGCAGGACGCCTTGGAAGTGCCCAGCCTGTTCGGCCATCGCCTGTTCTACCGCGATGGCCGCGTCAAGCCCGTGGTCCGGCACCTGCCAAGCGATGACACGGAAGGCGGCGAGCCATGACCACCAAGACCACGCACAACAAGTTCGCCCTGGTCGACACCCAGCACCACTGGATCGAGATCGAGGGCAGCCCGCCTCCACACGGCACCAAACTGCTGCTGATCAACCGGAAGATGGGCGTCGCCACGATCGGCAACTACACCAAGGGCTGCGGCTGGACGCACTACGCCGGCCTGCCCACCTTCAAGGACCGACAATGAACTGCTGCGACTATGACTGCGACCAGGGGCGCAACTGCCCAGCGCGCAAGACCGCGACGTGCCCTCACTGCTACGGCATCGGCTACGACGCGAGCGGCTACGCCTGCACCTGCCAGCAGGCAGAAGTCGCGAAGGTGGGCCGCAAGTACCAGGACCGCGAGCCACTGTTCGGCATCTCATGGCGCCGGCAGCTTCGCCACCTTGCACTGGCTATGCTGGTCTGCCTGGCGGTGATGCTCGTTTCTGGCCTGGTCGTGGTCACGATGGGGGCCGTGACCAGAACGTGACCACGATATTTTTTCACGGCCACCCAGCTTTGGCTGGGCTTTTTTTTGTGAGTGATTTCAGGGCTTTGATGGTGGGCGCTGTAGGGCTCGAACCTACGACCCGCTGATTAAGAGTTTGATTCAACGGTCTGGACGCAACCCGCCTCTTGCGGTTTTATGCTGTTGATGCAATGCTTTAGCTCCTGACGTAACCCTTAGCAACAGGTGGTAAACCTTGGCTTCCCGTGACCACGCCGTGACCACAGAGCACGACCCGAAGATCCCTGGCCTCCAGCTGCGCCACCTCGCCACCAAGTCGGTCTGGTATCTCTACTACCGCGACCGGCACGGCAAACAGCGCAAGCCAGCGCTCGGCGACAGCCGCATCATCACCCGCATCAAGGCCCGCGAGCTGGCCCTGCAAACCCTCGCAGCTGTCGCAGCCGGACAGGACGTCGAGGCCGCCAAGCCCAACACGATGGCCGACCTGTGGGACAAATACCAGCGCGAGTGGATGCCCCGCAAAAAGCCCAAGAGCCAGCACGACGACAAGCAGCTCTGGCGACTGCACATCGAGCCCGAGCTCGGCCACTGCATCGTCTCCAAGGTGCGGCCATCCGAGGTCACCGCCATGCACACCAAGATGGCGGCCACCCCGTACCAGGCGAACCGGGCCTGCGCCCTGCTTTCCAAGATGTTCAACCTGGCGAAGAAGTGGGAATGGCGCACGGGCGACAACCCGGTGCAGGTCGATCGGTTCAAGGAGATCAAGCGCAAGCGCGTGCCCAGCGTCGACGAGATGAAGCGGGTGATCGCGGCCCTGCCAACGTCCGACCCTTACCTGCGCGGCCTGATCGAGCTGCTCACCTACACGGGCGCACGCAAGACCGAGATCATGCACTGCCGCCGCGAGTGGATCAGAGATGGCGCGATCCACCTTCCAGACAGCAAGACGGGCGACAAGGTGATCTGGCTGTCGGCCGCGGCCCAGGCTTGCATCGCCAACATCCCGGTGACGGTGGACAACCCGTATCTGATCTGCGGCCGGGTGGAAGGCCAGCCCATGCAGAGCCCGAAGAAGGGCTGGGCGGGCATCCTGAAGCGCGCCAAGGTCACCGACCTGCGCATGCACGACCTGCGTCGCTTCTACGCCTCCACGGGCCTGTCGGCGGGCCTCACGCTTGAGGCCGTCGGGTCACTGCTTGGGCACGCATCGACCAGCACGACGGCCGGCTATGCGTACATGCAGACCGGTGCCGCCAAGGCAGCAGCCGATCTGACGGGCGCGGCCATCGCCAAGGGGCAGGAGGTCAGGCCTTGATCTCGGTGATGGTGATGGACGAGGCTGCCACGCCACCCAAAAACCGTCCGCCCGCAAACCCATTCAAGGTTGTTGTCCCAGCGGCACTGCCGCCAGCACGCACACGGAAGGTGGTGGAAGACGTGGTCCCTGCTGTCATGCAGTGCACGTATGTGAGCTGGACCAATTGCGTCGCGGACTGTGGTAGCTGCGCAGCAGCAGCCAAGGCGTTTGCCGTGCTGTCCTGAAACAGGCCAGAGACAACGTGCCCGATGCTCGACGTTGAGATCGACAGGGACACCGTGATCAGCAGCGTGTTGGCGGCATTGGTCGGCGTGATTGTCTGCGTCAGGTATTCATTGCCCTCGGTGATTTGAGGGATCGTGTTATCGCCAGGCATGATTGTCGTGCCGGTAGCGACCGCCCCGGTCTGGGTATTCACGACCTGGACGACCGCTCCGGCGCCGAGCATTGATGTTGGTACTTGTGTCAGTGGCATACGCCTCCCTGTTAGGCCGTGGCCCCGTTGATGTCGTCAGCGTCGGAGAAGGCCCCCTTCGCCACCAGATACTGTGCCTTGCGCTCGGCCAGGTGCAGCTTGGCCGGGCCGTTGACGATGGCCGTGACCTTCGTCATGTCGCCAAGGTCGGCGGGCGGGTTGCAGCCGTTGGCCTTCCAGAACCACGCGGCCGACAGCGCTGCATATTCAGGCGTCGTGAGCAGGTTGGGCTCGCTCACGAAGTCCACGCCCAGCGCCTCGCCGCACCTGCGGTAGTTCGCCTCCCAGGTGAGCTGGATCAGGCCGCGCCCATGGAACCCTTGGTACAGCTTCTGGCTGAGGGCCTTTGGGTTTTTCGCAAAGGGTGTTGCGTCATCCGCATCACGGAAGGCGCGCTTAAAGATCGACGCCAGGCGCTCTGGGCTGGAATAGAAAAGCCCCTCCTCGACGGCCGACAGGCGGGCCGACTCGATCGAGACGGTCGCCAGGAACGCGGAGATCCGGTTCGCCGTGTTGATCTCGAACTGATCCATCGCCGCGTTCAGTGCGTCAATGTATTTGGCCGCATTGGCCGGCGTGGAGCCCGTGGCCTTCTGGAGATAGTCGACGGTGATCATTTAGAACCCTTCATCGTTGATGTGATTTTCTCAGCAGTCCGGCCACCAAAATAGGCAGCCATGACCAGCATGCCCCACTGCCCGAGCAGCGTGACGTATGCCTCGGCGATCCTGAACCCGAAGCCGTCGAGCAGCGCCATGATCAGGTAGGCCGACAGCAGGTAGATCAGCGTCATGGGCCGGATGTTCTTGGACAGCCAGCTGTCGCTTGCCATGTCGGCCTGCCAGCGCTCGCTGATCGCCTTCTGCTCGGCCTCGAACTGGCGCACGTCGATCTCGCGCAGCTTGAGCGCCAGATCGGGGTTGGCCTGCAACCTGGCGGTGACAGCGTCCACCGTCGGCTCGGCGCCGATCATCTCGGCGATGCTGCCCACGATCTTGCCCGCCAGCGGGCCACCGGCCGCAGTCGCCAAGGTGGTCGCCAGCGCTGGTGCGGCGCCCTTCAAAAGATCAAGCAGCTTGTCCATCTTTGCCCTCCTTCGGCTCGTCTACATTGGTTGGTTCTCTTTTGCTCGGCAGCATGTCGTTGAGCACATCCTTGCCCTTGATGGCGAGCAGTGTTGCCAGCGATCCAAGGATGTATTTGCTCATGTCCGAGAGCAGGAAGAAGAACTGCTTGTCGGCCGGCGCAATGCCGCTCATGGGCTGGGTCACAAACACCAGCGAGTAAAGCGAGAAGAACACCATGCCCATGACGGTCAGCGCAAACACCAAGCCGATGAAGAACCGCAAGAGGGAGTCGAGTTGTTCGGGGGTGTACTTCATTTTTCGTTCTCCATCTTCATGTCGGTGGGCTTGTTGAGTTGGTCAGGGCAAACGCCATTGATTGAGCACATGGGCCTGACGCAGTCGGGCTTGTCCCAGTTCTTGGGGTCTTGGCATGCGTAGCGAAAGCGCTCATCGCACCCGGCCAACAGCAAAAGAAAAGTCAGCTTCCACATTTGGCACTCCGGCAATAGAAGTAAATCTCGATACCGACCCACATCAGGATCACAAAGACGACCACGGACAGCGTGACAGCGATTGCCAGCTCAAGGGTTTCCTTGCGCTTCTTGCGCGCTTGCTTGGCCGCGTCCGCTGCTCGTCGGCGCTGGGCCTTGTCGTCCTGGTCCATCTGTTGACGGCGAGCGACGATCTTTTCCCAGATGTCCATGTTGTTGGGAAAGAACAGGCCCTTGACCTGCTCCTCAAAGTTGCGGGCATCGGCCAGCGCGAGCTCGAGCTCCACGGCCTTGCCCATGTTCGAGCCCTTGAAGCCGCCCTTGTTGACCTCCTCCAGCACCTGGACCGCATCAGCCTTGGCGTCAAAATATTTGCCCAGCACAGGGCCTAGACTGCGGACATCGTCGACAGTCTTGACGGCCTTCTTGACCAGATTGACCGCAGCAGAAACGGCTGCGAGGGCGGTTAGCGGGTCCATAAAATTTCAACCATTACCTTTGCTATCCACATAACAATGCCGACAATGAACAATGCCGCGACAAGTGCAACGGCAAAGTCTTTCATTGCTTGTCGGCCTTGCCGTCCAGTTTGTCGAAGATCTGCTTGAGGATTGACTTGACCTCCGCAATGTCAGATCGGTAGTCGTCCTTCGCCACATAGGTGTGCGGCAGCTCGTTGACCTTGTCTTCCATCCGCTGAATATTGCGCGTCATACTGTTGATAACGTAGACGGCCAAGCCACCCGCAATAGATATGACAAGGTTAAAAAGTTGTTGGTTATCCATATCACACCATTGAGTCAGCAATCAGTTTGAGTTCAGGCACACCGGCGGCAGTGTCAATGTCCAGTTGAATGGCAGCGTACTTGTCGCGCACGGATTGGCGAGCAGCTTCAGCAATGGCGGCTTCCGATGGAATCGTGGCCTTGATGTCCAGTGGTGCAAACTCAGCGGTGCGCTTTGCACGCCGAATGTCATGCACAATTGTTTTTGCTTTGTTGAGATTGATGGAGATCATGCTGTGTACTCCCAGGCTGCGCGGAACGTGCGATCTTCGGGAATGTCAGAGACATCCACGATCTTGAAGGGCTTGCCAGCAGGCACATCTTTGGCTGCGATCCACGCGATGAACTCGTCGTCGGTTTCGTCGCGGGTAACAGTTTCAGACTCCTGCACTTGGCGTCGAGCCTCCGGCGCAGGAATGATGACGGCCACGCCGCCATCGTCAGTCGGGTAGATGATGCGTTTGTTCATGGTGTTCTTTCAGCGGAAGACGGACATTGACACATATTTTGGGTCAAAATAACCACCGGATTCGGGACTGCAAGAAAATCTAAACGCTGTTGTTGTCGGCGCTTGCTCCGTCAGTCCAGAAGAAAACATGTTGATCGCGGCAGCATTGCCAACACCATAGGAAGGTGAAATGCTGGCGTTGACTTCGTAATTTGCATCCGGCATTGCCGCGGTGAAGTTAACCGTGTAATCACCTGTACCGTTGTCCGTGATGCTGGTGACGTTCCCACTCGCACGAATAGCTACAGTGCCAGTGCCGTTGAAGTTGACCCATGCGCGGCAGTCGTATGCCCTAACGACAGACCCTGCGCCGTTCTGAGTCCACATCTGGCCGCTGGAGTCGATACGGGCGCGTTCGGTAATAGAACCGCCAGCTGGGCGTGTGAAAAATTGTAAATTGGCGGCGTCATTCGCACCTTCACGGCTTGATTGAACCCTTGATAGCTCAACATTTGAGCCAGTAGTATTGTTATAAAATCTTACTCTGCCAATTTGGGCATCAGTGTTTCTGCCACCAATCAACAACAAGCTAGCGTCCCCGGCAGTTGCACTTGCTGTAGTTTGAACTCTGACTTCTGTATTTGTTTGCCCACCAACATCCAACCTAGACGCTGGCGAACTCGTCCCAATACCCACGTCGCCGCTGGCATCCCAGAACGGACCGCCCGTCGATAGCTTCGCAGGCGTCACCGTCCCATCGCTCGGCACACCAACGGCCATAGGCTGCGTCCACACCACCTCGATGTTGTCTGTGCCCGATGGAGGCGCAGCGCTGAACGTCAGCGTCGTGCCGGACAGCGAGTAGGTGTTTTTCTGCTGGTAGACGCCGCCGACAAACACATAGGTGTTGTTCGGCGAACCAGGGCTGCCTGACAACGTAAAAATATCAAGAGAGCCTGTGCCGCTGAACCGGTCGACGACGACGTTGGTCGAGCCCAGACCGCTGGTCACGGCCAGCCATTGGCTTGTCTCAAAGTCAGCGACAAACGTGGTGCTGGTGTACTGAGAGCCGATCGTGGCGCTGGTCGTGCCGTTGATCGTGTCGCTGCCAGAGCGAGCGATGGTGACCTGGTTGGCATCGCCGGTCCACTTCACAATGGCGACCTTGAAGCCGTCCACCTGCGTGCTAATCAAGGGCAGCGTGATCGTCACTGCGCCACCGGTCGTGGTAACGCGGATCAGATCGCCAGCGTCGCCAGCCACCACGGTGTAGTTGGCGCTCTTGTCGATCACCGCCGAGTACATGCCAGAGGCGGCAGATGCAGCAGCAGCGGCGGCTGATGCGGCGGCGGCGGCGGCATTGCTTGGCGCGGCGATGATCGCGGTCATGTTGGTGGCCGCGCTGTTCACCGAAGCGATGTTGGTCGCCACTGTCGTGACGTTGGCGCTGACGCCCGCCACCGTGTTCACGTTGGCGATGTTGCTGCCCACCGCGTCCACGTTGGCGATCGAGCCGGCCACCGTGTTGATCTCGGACACCGGCTCGGTGAGGTCGTTGGCAACAATGGTGATGGCCGGGATCGCGCTATAGACAGCGGTCAGTCCGGCGATGTTGTCGGCCAGCAGCGTAATGTCGGCGACCAGTTCCTCGGCGTCGGCCGTGCTGGTGACCGGCAGCTTGGCCGCACGATCGACAGCCTCGAGCAGCTGCTGCGTCTGCATGGTCAGCTTGTCCAGCGAGCGTTCGTGCGACTCGGCCGGGAAGGCGTCGTTCTGGACGTAGTCGGCATCCTGCGTGAACGGCACGTTGCGGATGATCGTCAGCTGCTGCCCGACCGCCAGCGCCGTCACCAAGGTGACAGAGCCAGATGCGCCGCCCGCGCCAGAGACGGTGTAGTCCGTGGTCAGCGCCAGGGTCGTGTCGACGCCCGTGCTGGAGGTGCGGATGACCTGGATGTGCGAGTTCTCCAGAAACCGGAAGCCCACCGTGAAGGGGCCGGTCGTGCCGGAGCCAGCATATGGGCCCGACTTTGCGGTGCTTGTTGGGACGGTCATGGAAGGCCTCTAAATTTGTTGGTGGGATTCTATCAATGATGTGGTTTTCACACCACAAAAAAGCCGGCGTTGCGATTTCGCAACACCTTACTGGCCGACGGCTCGGCCCAGATCTGGGGCTCGCATGCCGTCAATGCCGGTGCCGGGCGTCCACCAGAACTGCTGGCCGAACTCGGTCTGAGCGCGGCGCTGCATCTGCGACAGGTAGCCTGGGCTGAAATACTCTTGCAGCTGGTGAAAGATGATGTGGTCGAGCGCCGCCTTGGCGTACCAGAGGTTGGCGCCTGGCGTGTTGCCCTTGACGAAGCGCACCGCCTCCGCGCCAAAGTTGGTGTCCTTGCCCTGCATCGCCTGCACGATGTTGCCCTGAGTGATCTTGAAGGCCTCCTCGACGAGGCCAGCCACCGGGCCCAGAGCGGCCGCGATCGGCCCGGCCTGGTTGTTCTGGGTCGCGCCCGAGAACAGGAAGTCGCCGTAGAGCCCGAGCGATCCGCCCTTCAGGAACGCAGCCATCCAGTTCTTGACGCCGTTCTCGCCCTCGAAGGGGTTGTAGTTGCGCACGTCCTTGCCAGACAGCAGGTCGTTCACCGACTGCGACACGGCGCCCAGGATGGTGGTGCCGGCGATCAGGCTGCCCAGGTAGAGCGCCTTGCCGCCGGCCGTCTCCATACTCATGCCGCGCATGAAGTGCCGAGAGATCATCGCCAGGGGGAAGGCCTTGAACTGGAAGAACGAGCGGGTGAGCTCTCCCTTCCATGTGCCGCGCTCCATGCCGGCGCCGGTCAGGAACTTGTCGGCCGCGCCTGGCCGGATCACGGCCATGTCGGTTTCTTCCTGCACGACACCCAGCAAGCGCAGCACGGCATTGCGCCTGGCCGTGTCGGTGACGTCGGCGATCTGCTCGCCGTAGACCTTGGACCAGTCGGCGATCGAGGCAGCCTTGGCCTCGGGCGTCATGGCCCCCATCTGGTTGATGCCGTCGATCTTGGTCTGCAACTCGGCCTCGAGCTCGGCGATCCGGCCCTTGCTGGCCTCGTAGATCTTGCCCTCGGGGATCCGCATGATCGACTCGGGCGTCAGCACGCCATTGCCAGCGCCCCACTTCTCGAGCTCGGCCAAGCGCCAGATCTGGTAGTCCGTCTCGGTGATGCCCTTTGACAGCAGGATCCTGTTGTCGTCTGGGTCCAGCTTGGCGAGGGTGTCGTACTTGCCCACGACCTCGCCGAGCGAGGACATCATGGTCACGCCGAACGCGCGACGCCGGGCCCCGTCCAGAGCCTCCATGCCCGACACCCGCATGACGGTGTTCGCCATCTTGGATGAGAACGTCGGGCCCAGATTGTCAGCGCCCCACCGGTTCAGGTGGTTGAGCATGGTGTCGAGGCCAAGGCCTGCGCGGTGCGCCAGGTTCTCCTCGGTCTTGTTGGCGATGTTCAGCGCGGCCAGCTCGTTCTGGATCAGCTGGACCTCGGGCAGGTTGTTGACCTGCGCCGTCAGGTGCAGCGTGGCCTCGTCGGTCAGCGCCGTGATGACGGCCGAGCCCAGGCGCGAGGACACCAGCCAGTTGCGCAGCGTGTCGAAGGTCTGCGCCAGGTTCTCGTTGACGATCGGCGTGGTCTTGCCGGTGGTGTAGTCGTAGAGCGACGACAGGCGGCGCGCCTGCTCCTGGGCCTTCTGTGTCGAGGCTGGATCGTTGATCGCCTGCTTCTGCACGCTCTTCTCAAGGAACAGGTTGAACGTCGCGTCAGGGTTGGGCCCGTAGGTTTCGAGCATGGCGATCTCTTTCGAGAGCCCCTCGACGTGCCCGGTCATCACGCCCCACAGCGAGTTGTCGCCGTACTTTTCCTGATAGGCCAGATAGGCGTCGGCGTCCGTGAAGTGCAGCTCGCGGTGCGCGGCGCGACGGTTTGCCAGCATGCCGGCGCCAGGTGTGCCGGGCGTGATCTGGTTGATGCCGCCGGTCGCCAGCGTCAGCCAGGCGTTGCGCAGCACCTGCTGGAGCTGCTCGTCGTTCATGCGCGTGCCGTCGTCGTTGACGTACTTCTCGCGGTTCAGCTTGGGCAGGGTGTCCTGGACCCAGGTGTCAGCGCCGGCCTTGTTGACCTTGGCCTGGCTGTGGTGCTGTGGCAGCGACCAGTTCTCCAGCAGACCGATCTTGCCGCCGGCCCGGTTGAAGGCGTCACGCATTTGCGCGGCCACGTCGAGCCATGCCTGGGCGCCCTTGTCCACCACCGCGTCGCCTGTCTTCTCACCGAAGATCGCGCGGGTCAGCTTCTTGATGCCCTCGGGGCTCTCGAACAGACCCCAGAAGCGCGGGTCGACAGCCTCGAAGGTGTCCACCAGCTGGCGCACGGCATCGTTGCGGATGGCGCTGCCGCGGCTCTCGACCGACATGGTGTTGCTCTTGCCGTCGGACACGAACACCAGGGTGCGCCGGAGCGCGTCGAGGTCTTCCATGCCGGCCGCGCGCGCCTCGTTCAGAAAGCCCTCGATGCGGTCATGCGCCTGGATGGTCATGACGATGCGGCGCTTCTTGAGGTCGGCCTCCTTGACCAGCTCATCGGCTGCCAGGTTTGCACCCAGCTTCAGGCGCTCCTCGGCCGACAGCGCACGAAACGCGGCCGGATCCTTGGCTGCCTCGAAGCGCATGTTCTTGAGGATTCGGTCCTCGAGGCCTTGGGCTTCCTGCTTGGTGATGTCGCGGCCAATGGCCTGGGCGACGGCGGCAACGCATTTGTCTTTCATGTCAGCCTCTCAGGGCGCAGGCCACGGCCGCATCGTAGCCTTGCGATTCCTGCTTTGCCGTGGCGATTTCCGCATCAGCTGCGGTAAGCGCACGACCGGCTGACACCATCGTCCCGTCGGCTCCAATGATCGTCAGTGCAGGGTTGTTGATGATTACCGTTTCGGCGCTGTAGGGGTCGGCTGCTGCGGCGCCTCGTCCGGCGCTATCGGGTACTGCTTGACCCGCGCCATCCTCTGGAACAGCTCCCGCTCCTTCGCGCGCGCCGGGCTCTCCGGCGTATCGCTGGGCGAGCTCGTCGAGGGCTTGTCTGTTGACTTCGGGTCGTTCGTACCAAGGGGCATTGCCGGCTTCCGTGACTTTGAACTTTGTCGGGACGACGCCGTTCTTGGGTAATTTTACGGCATCGAGGAACTCGCGGAAACCCCCGACGGTGAAGCGATACTCGTCGCCGCCGTTCAGACCGTACATGAAATAAGGCTGGCCGTCAGCGTCGCGGCCGTAGCGCGCGCCGTAGGCGTAGGCCCCGTACTCGCCTTCCTTGGCGGTCACCTGGGAGATCATCTCGGTGTTGCCCTTGGCGTCCATCAGGATCGCGTCCAGGGTGCCGTGGCTGGCCTCCTGCTGGCTGTCGGCGACCCATGTCTCCCAGTGGTAGCGGCCGACGCTGCCATCCTCTGGACGGCCCAGCGCGGTGTACAGGTTGACGATCCGCTTCTCGAGCGCACGCTCGATGGCCTCATAGATCAACAGGCCGCGTGCGCCGTAGGTGATCTCGGACAGCGCCGAGCCGGCCACGGGTTTGCCGTCGACCTTGCGGCCGTCGTACAGGTTGCGATCGCCAAAGCGGCCATCGTCCCACAGCTGGCGGATCTGCACCCGGTCGAGCACCATCAGATCCTTGAAGCCCGCCACCAGGAGCGTGAAGGACACGACCTTGTTGTCGATGCCCACGCCCTCGGTGTTCTCGATGAACCAGCGGCGGATCTGTTGGCCGGTGACCTCGGGGTCTTCCATCAGGGTGTGCATCTTCTGGAGCAGCGAGACGCCGTTCTCGTCCTTCTGGCCCATCTTGAACAGGAACAGCTTGCCGAAGGCGTTCAGGTTGTGCGTGGCGCCGGAGCCTGGCTGGCCCGAGCCCTGCGGCGCGACCGACTTGGCCCACGCCTCGTAGGCTGGGAAGTCGGCCTCGGTCAGGTTGCCGTCGGCTGCCTTCTTGATCCACTCGCCAGCGCCCTTGAAGCCGTCGATGAACAGGCCCTCCTGCGTGTACGGGCTCACGCCGCGCGACAGGAAGGACCACATGAACAGCTTGCCGGTCGTCTCGACGTCCAGCTCCTTGTTGACGTAGGCATCGCGGAAGGCCTGGGCGTTCTCGAAGCCGTGCTTGGCATCGGCGATCTGGCCGGCAGACAGGCGCGACAGGCTGCGAAAAGCGCCATCGCTGTTGATGTCCTTCAGGAACCGGTAGGGCGGCACAGGCACGTCGTCGGTCGCCATGGCGTAGGCCATCATCTTGGACCACTCGAGCGGCGAGGTGTCGGCGTCGGGGAACTTCGCCAAGGCATCGTCGATGCCGGTGAGCTGGCGACCGGCGTTCTTCTTGTTGGTGCCGGTGAGCACCAGCGGCTTGGCCGGTAGTTCGATCTTGCCCATGGGCACGCGCACGCGCAGGTCGGGCTCGAAGCCGTTCAGGTTCTCGGGCGCCGTGTCGCGGCCGGGGTTCTCAACGCTGTCGCGGGTGATCTGGCGCAGGATGTTGGGGTCGTTCGGGTTGAACTCGCCACTGTTGCCGGTGGCGGATTTGAGTTGCGCGGGGTCAAAGACACCGAGGTTTTTTATCTGCCTTCCTGCTTCTCTTACGTAGAAGCCGTCGTGGCCCATGGCCTTGATCGCGGCTTGCACCTTGCGTGATTCAATAGCTTCATAGTCGCCGCGCTTGATGTCTCGGACGTAGTTCGAGACGCTGCGCTCGGTGTAGCGGTTGTCTTTCTCGTATTGCTCAAGCGCCGCGATGTGCTCTGGGTTGTCGAAGTCGAACGGGTTTTCGGCTTTGACGTAGACCGCCATGATGTTGGGCTGGCCGCCTGTTTTATCCAAACTGTTGATGGTGGTGGTGGTGTATTCCTGGGCGAACTTGGGGTCGGCGGTCACGAAGATCATGCCGTCCTTGGCCCTGAACGTAGCGAAGTCTGCGTCCGTTCCGTGGTACATCACCAGTGGATTACCCTGGGCATCCACGACCTTGCTCTTGCCGAACCAGCGCTTGAAGTTCGAGCCGACGTCTTTCATGCGCGGCACCGCTGCATCCGCCAGCAGGTTGTCGTTGGCAAAGCGGCCGGTGCCGTTGAGCACGTCGTCCAGGCCACGGATCACGGCAGCGTCTGAGCGCAGGCCAAAGGCCCCTTTGACCTTCTCGACAAACTCGGCCAGCCACTGCTTGGCCTGCTGGACCCAGCCCTCATTGGCCCGCTCGCGCAGGATCCTCGAGCCGTTGACGGCCCAGAACTCGGACGGGTTCGCCAGGGCGTAGAAGCGCTCGTCGACCTCGCCCTTGGCGATCATCTCGGCCAGGTTGCGGAAGGCGCGCTCGTCGCCGTTGGCGGCACGCAGCGCATCGTCTGTCGCCTGCATCAGCGTCTGGTTCTGGGTGCGGGTCGCCATCTGCGTGACGGCGCGCAGCTCCTTGAACCACTCGGCCTGAATCGCCTTCTGCACGCCCTCCGGCATCATGCGCTCGGCGTGGTGCAGGATCTCATGCACGACCGTCTCATCGTTGGCGCGGCCCTTGATCAGGGTGACGATGCGCGACAGCGGGTTGTAGCCGCCGGCCTCGCCCACTGTGTCGCCGGACTTCTTGAACGACAGGCCGATGTCGGCCACCAGGTTGGGGTTCTTGTCGATCAGCCAGTTCGCCAGGCGGACAGCTTCGGGTGGCAGTTCGCCATTGCGCTCGGCACGCAGCAGGCGCTCACGCACCCACAATTCGCCACGCACGCGATCGCCTGTCCTGGCCTCAAGTTGGGCCTCGTTGCGCTGCTCGAGCTTGCCCTTGAGCGTCTCGAGCTCGGTGATCATGCGCTCGGTGTTCCAGCCCTCGGCCCTGCCCTGCTCGATGATGCGGTTGACCTCCATGGTCGGGCGCACCTGCGACATCTGCTCGGGTGGTGTGCGGGTGATCTGGTACAGGTTCGTGTCGGTGGACATGCCGCGCGCCGCGAGGTCGGCCTGTAGGCCTTCCCACTCGGGGCCCATGTGGTCCTCGACCACGCGCACGATGTCCGTGCGGGCCTGCACCGCCACGGGGTCTTCCATGAAGTTGCCCTCGGCAACGATCGGCCCCACGTCGACAGGTCGGCCCTCGGCCAGGTCGGTCAGCGCCTTGTTGATCGCATCGACGTGCGCCTGGCGCGTGGCCGGGTCTGTCGGGATGCCGGGCGCCGTGCCGAGCTCGGAGTGAGCCGCGTTGCGCAGGGACAGCACTGCATCGAGGTCCGACATCTGCGCCGGCGGGATCTTGTTCTGGTTGGCCTGCTGCCACTTCTGATAGCCGTGGATGCCCAGGCCGAAGATCGAGCCGACCGCGAAGTCGCTGATCATCTCGGACATGCTGAAGGCCTCGTACTGCTTCGCCATCTCTGGGTAGCCGTTGGCCTCGAGCAGCGTGGACGTTGCGCCCCTGGTCGGGATGCCGACCGCAGTGTTCAGCGCGCCAGCTGTGGCGATCTTGGCAGGCACGTTGGTGGCGAGGGTCGCCGTGGCTCCTGCAACGCCGTAGAGGGCCGCTGCGGCGGCTGTATTGCCTGCGACCTCTGCGCCCATGGCACGGCCCAGCAGGCCTGTCGCCATGCTGCTGGTGGCCGTGACGGGGATGAACGCGCCAAGGAACGTCGAGCCGGCCGTGATGCCGCCCATGCCGACAGACGTCTTGAAGTCGAGGCCATCCTCGCGAGCCTGGTTGAAGGCGCTGTTGCCCATCGCGGCCGCGCCCACAGCAGCGCCCGTGATCGGGTTGCCGGTCGCGATCGTGCCGATGGCGACGCTGCCGATCATGTTGGTCGCACCGTAGACCTGCTGGCCCAGCCAGCCGACGGTGGCCGGGTTCGGCGTCAGATCGCGCGAGGCCTGCTGCGTCTTCTCCTGCTCCTTCGCCAGCCAGCCAGACATGTCCGTCTTGAACATGCCGTCGATGCCTTTGGCCGCATCGGCCATGGGCCGGGCGTAGTTGTTGATGGCCGCGCCAGCACCCAAGGCTGCCGCTGTCGGGACGCCCTCGAAGAACCCTGCCTTCAGGTCGTCCGGCTTGAGCGGGTTGGCCCGCGCAAACGAGTCTTGGTTGGCTAGTTCAGTGCCGCCGGTCGAGAAGAGGTTCATGGTTTTACTGTGCTGGTGATGGGTTGATCATGCCACGACCAGCGCCAGCATAGCTGGGCCCCATGACGTTCAACGTGAGCGGTCGTCCAGTCTCGTCGTAGACGTAGCCAGTGCCCGCGCGCACACGGTAGGCGTCGCCGAAATTCTCCAGTCCATACGAGGCGAAGTTCGCAGACGGGCCCTTGCGGCCCATGCGTGTCATCTCGGCGTCGAAGGCTTTCTTGGCGTTGTCCTTGAACGCGCCATCGTCCATGCCCCATGGCCGGATCACCTTGGTGTTGCGGAATTCAGAAGCGCCACCTGTCACGGCCTCGATGGCTTCCTTCACGGCCGACGTGTTGACGTTGCCGGAGTAATCGCCGAGCTGGGCCATCTTGGCGGCGTAGTAGGCCTTGACCGACTGGTAGGCGACCTCGGCGCTCTGTGGCTGGTTGGTGAAGGCCGCGCCCACCGCGTTGTTGAACGGGTCGCGCAGATCCTGCTCCTTGGGCATGATCAGGTTGACGGGCTTGCCGTCTTCCTTCTTCGTCGCCTTGTTCGGGTTCAGCAGCTCCTCGCCCTGGATGATCATCGTGGCGACGGTCTGCGGGTTGTAGGTCGTGCCCTTGGAGAACATGCCGCCGCCGATCGGGCTCGAGCCGGTCATCGTCATCAGCTTGCCGGCCACAGCGGTGACCGGGCTGTCGGGTGCGATCTGCTGGAACACCGACTGCGCAGCCTGTGGGTCTGTGACCGCCTTCGCCACGGCGCCGAGGTAGGCCAGCTTCTGGTCGCTCGACATCTTGTTGAAGCCCATCGACAGCGCCGCCGCCTCGTTCTTCATCAGCAGCGTGTAGGGCGTCTTGTAGGTGTCGCGCAGCATGGAGGCTGTGGCCGCACGGCCGGCGAGCTCGGCGCCGAACTTGGCAGGGTCGCCCATGTCCAGCGGCTTGGCCGTCGACAGGCCAGC